AACCATTTTTTTGTGAAGCGCAATACCTTTTTTGCATTAAAAGTGATTTTTTTTGCGCTAACAATGCCAAATATTTTAACAAATAAGCTTGACATCCCCCCCAGCTTTATGATAAAGAGAAAAACCCCGTAAGTCACTGATTATCAACGACTTACGGGGCGGGGCGGGGGGCTTTGCCGCAACTCCTTGACGTTCAAGGAGTTAAAACGATTTTTTATTCTCCGTCGAGGTGATTTTGAAGAGCTTGCGCGTCTGCGGGTGAGAGGCCATCATCAGAAGACCATTCGGGGTTACGATCACCCATATCGTTTTGGATCTGCGCGAGCAACTCTCCCACTACTTCGGGCGTGGGGTTAAAGTTGCCAGCGCGAGGTCCATCATCGAGCATGTCTCGTAAGTCGGTTTCATTCATCGGGGCGAGACTATCAGCAATAGGATTTTGAACTGTCATGTCGGGAGTATGGGGGAAAATTGACCAAGCGTCAAATTAAAAAAGAAAAAAACCCCTCCCACTGTCTAGAAAAGCAGGAGAGGTTTGGATAGCCAACCTTGCGATTAACTAAGAGCAAACTTTTCGTTTAATGCAGCAACGTGCTTGCGTGTCCACTTTACGTTATCAACGAAGCTTTCAAACTTATCATCTTGGACATCCCCCATCCTTTCGGCTAGGTGTTGATGAACGAGACGTAAAGCATATTCAAGCATGATAGCCTGATCTTGGTTTCTAACTTCGATACGGACGGATTCAGTTGATTTAGGCATAAGTGAATTCTACATTATAGTTTCTTTTCGTCAAGAGAAAAAAGCACAAAGGTCATTAAGGTTAACAACAAATAAGTCAAATATAGGCCCAGATATATGGGGCTATAACTCATTGATACTCAGTGAGTCACAGAGAAACCTAAAAAGAAAAAACGCTCTAAGTCACTGATACTCAACGAGTTACGGGCGATGGTCCGGCCCCCGCTCGTAACTCCTTGACGTTCAACGACTTACAGAGATTTTTTTATTAAAGTGAATTTTCGTCACGCCACAAAGAAACTTCCCATTTTCTCCGAAGCTCCAAACCTTTTCGGATTTTCCCCGCTGCCATTCTATATTGAGGCATGACCACCTCAACGCTTTTATAGTTTCCATTATTGAGTCTATTCTTTTTTTCGCAGACAAGCTTGCGAAGTGAACCTTGACCACAGTTGAAAGTAAAACTTGTGAGTGATGCCAATTGATTTTCGGTCAATGGAACTTTTACAATTCTCATCACATGATTTTTAGCAACAAGTAATTCTTCTTCTAACAGTTTCACTGCTTCTGATTCTGTGATAGTGTCGCCCCATCTAACATTTTTGGTATGGCCATAGCCGATAGTCATGACTCCACCACTGCAACGATACGCTTTAGACTTAAAACTCTCGTAGTGTTTTACTTTAGAAAACATTTTATCCCAAGCAGAGATTTCTTTTTTGATTTCTTTTTTAACCTCTTCGACCCTGTAGGATTTTTTAGGTCTAACAAGAACAGGAACTAGATCTTCTTTCTTGTCTCTCTTGTAAAAACGCTTTGGCTTAACAAGCACGGGTGCTTGCCATGTTTTGACAATCTCAGGCGCGGCTTGCTTCTGAATCTCGACAGTCGTCGGGGTAACCTTTACTTGTTTTTCTTTATTGGCCACTTTGCCAGCCTCCTGAAAGAAGTAAACTGATACAGCAAGCAGTGTGATGATTAGGAGTTTTTTCATTTTATTTATTATCAAAGTGATTATTCAACCATCCTTGGACAGCTTCTCTGCCAAAACGATTATGTAAACGGCGCAAAGTAAAGTGGCTGTAACTAACTACACCATCAACCTCAAGCTCCGCGATGTATTCTTGCATGGCTTTTTCGAATTGTTCTTTTTCTGTCATGATTATTTTAATTCCTCCAATTCAACTTTCAACTCTTGGCACTCTTTCTGGAATTGACCTGAGACCTCGGAAGCTCTAGCAACCATCTTGTCCCAATTCTCTTCGGCCTTCTTCATTGCTTCTATTGCTTCCTGTGATTCTTTTGATAAGTTCATAATGTTTGTGTCTGGAAAATTGGTCGCTCTAAAAGGAATTGCACCTTTGTCTTTCTCGCCCGAACCATTTGGGTTGCGGTGGCTTATGATTGGAGAGGCCGTGGAGAATGTTTTACTTTTTAAACTATAGAGCTTTTGTCGCTGGGGGAAGTATAAACGATTTTTGCGTTCAGCACAACACCTTTTTAATCTTTTTTTAATCTTTTTTTAAGCTGTCAGACAGGTTGATTTATTTTTGTTTTTGGGCTTGCCATGCTTCGGGATTCTGCTATAGAAAAATTCTTCGTAAGTCCTTGATACTCAACGAGTTACGAGCGAGCGACCCCGCCCCGCCCGTAACTCCTTGATACTCAGTGAGTTACGAGGGTTTTCTTATTAGTTGTTTTCTCGCGGATGTCAACACAAAAGATTAATTTAATTCAAAAAAAAAGCTCCCTTTCGGGAGCCTTGTGTGGTGCGGATTAGTAATCCAAGCGACTGTCATCGTAATCGCGAGCGCAAGCCTCCTCCTCGACCCGCCGACCCTCGGCCCAGAAGTGTCTCCATATCCCGATGGCCATCGTTCCATCTTCGAACATTTCTGGGATTACCCAGCCAAGGTATGAACGGGGGCAAGTGATACTCTCATGACCTCGGAGTCCTGCTTGATATGCTAAGTCTGCTAAGTGGTTTTGTGTTACTGTTGCCATGCCGATAGTATACTCCAAAAAAGAATTACGCGCAAGATCTTTTTGCATATAAATCAAAAAAAACCCGCCAGCCTCCGAAGAGACTGACGGGCGACACACAACACCATTAGAAAACTGATTTGGCTAGCTGGTAAGCGGTCGCCACGCGACCCTTTACCTTTTCGATTCCTGCAACGTGCAGGGTGCGGAACTTGGTCTTGCCTCCATCGTCGAGGTCTTGAACCTCGCCTTGGATGTAGCGACGGCCCGATCCTTTGGCGTGACCAGTGTAGTCGATTGACTTGATCACGAACTGACGAACGCCGTCATTCTTGACAGTGGAATCATCGCTGTTGAAGTAAGTGACAACGCGATTGGTCAACTTGTTCTTGAGGTCTTCGTCGCTGAGTCCATAGAGGGAGTGATCGAAGCGGGTGGTGGTGGTAGTGGTATTTGTCATAACGAGAGAATTATAGTCTAGATTTGGGGTTGGTGCAAGGATTATTTTGATCTTTTTTAGAGGTAAGAAGCGACAGAAACAAGAGCTTCCACCTCTGCTCTCTTGGCTGCGCGTTTGGCTGCGCGGATATCAAGGAGGGCTTTAGCTGCTTGCTCGCGGGTGATAGCTTGGAACTTGTAGCGACTCCACTGGCTATTTTTTACAGAGATGTGCAAGTAAGTCATCCCCGTGCGGTAGACCGAGAGAATCAGATGCTTGGTCTTGTAGGTGCGGAACTTTGGTGATGTAGTAGTGTCGGACATGGGCATAGTATACAGGAGAATCTCACAAAAGAAAAGCTTTTTCTGCATATATTTAATCTTTTTTTTTATTTAAAAGGGCTTGACACGATGGCTTGTTTTGATATAGAAAAAACCTTCGTAAGTCGTTGATACTCAGTCAGTTACGGGCGGGGCGGGGGCGCTTCGCCGTAACTCGTTGATACTCAGTGAGTTACAGCGATTTTTTTTATAACATAAAAACTCGACCTGTCAAGTATTTTTTTTTGGTGGATGGCGGGGGGATCGAACCCCCATCCGAGACTCGCGTCCCGTCGAAACCATTGGCCACCCAACTTTTTACTTGCCGTAAATCATGCGGAGTTCGCACGAGGCTTCGTTGACGATTTCCGCAGTCACTCCCTGCGGCTCTTTGCATGCATCCGCGATGCCCTTGCGGATGATCCTCTTTAGTTTTCTCTCGCGCATCAACTCCCCAATGTGATGAGGGAAGAGAATGGGATAGGTGAGAATCAAGATTGCTTTCCCCATTGGGGACTGATATTTAAAATTGTGGAGATTCATAATGGTAGTTTTCTTACTTGTTATTTTTTAGGCTAGGAATCTAGGATCTTGCTCTGGTTGATTAGGAACATTTTCAAGGAACCATTCCCTTTGTTCTTTTTGGAATTTTTTGCAGTCTTCCACAAACTGACCAGAAACCTGAACGGTCTCCTCTGCCAATTTGTCCCATCCTGCTTCTGCTTTTGCCATTGCTGCTAGTGCTTCTTCGGTTGCTGTCATGTGTGAATTCTACTTTATTTTTCTGATTGGTGCAAGCTCTTTTCGTATAAAAAGAAAAGTTTTTTAACGGGGGCGGGAGTTACGACCATAGAGAACTTCCAATCTTTCTCCATGCTTGGAAGCCCAAGAAGCCTTACGGTTTTCGAACTCCTCGACGCGAACGAACTTCCCTTCGGGAAAAGCCCAGTGTTGACCACTGTTCAATCGCTCAACTGTTTTGGTGTTGGTAGTCTCGCCCCAAACAAACTCTTTGCCTTCAGCGGTTTTTGAGATGATGACGAAACTCTTGATTTCGTCTGCGTGTTTAGCTTTCCCTCCCCATGTGTATATCGTTGCCATGCGTGTATTTTATCACAGATCAGGGTAAACAAAAAGCTTTTTCTGCATAAAAATGTATTTTTTTTTAGGGGAGGGGTTTTCTGAAACTTTTTGACTTTTGTTCTTGACGCATTCGGCGCGGGGGGTGGTGAACACTATAAAGAAGTTATTTTTCATATTAAAAGTGGCGGTGCGCCACAGAATAAAACAAAACAAAAGCTAAACCCGTGTAATAAATAAAAAGAAATGATAAAAGACAGCAGCTTGTTATTGGGTCATATTGAATTAACAAAAAAACAAAAAGAATTCTATGACATAATGTCAGACAACAATACTCGGATTGTATTTCTGGGTGGGCCAGCAGGAACGGCTAAGACATTTCTTTCTGTTTATAGTGCTTTGGATTTATATAATAACGACAAAAACTTAAAAATATTGTATTTGCGTAGTGTTGTGGAGAGTGCGGATAGGGGGATAGGTTTTTTGAAAGGTGATATGGATGATAAGTTTGGGCCATATATGGCTCCGTTACTGGATAAGATTGACGAGTTATTGAACAAGCCAGAGAAAGACCAGTTAAAAAACAAAAGAGTATTAGAAGCGGAGCCGATTAACTTTTTGCGTGGATGCACTTGGCGGGATAAGATTGTGATTGTGGATGAGGCTCAGAATATGAGTGTGAGAGAGTTGACTACTGTGCTTACAAGGATTGGTCGTGGCAGTAGGTTATTTGTGTGTGGGGATAGTTTGCAGAGTGACATTAGGAGTAGTGGGTTTACTAAGTTGGCTAATTTGTTTAAAGACGAGCAAAGTTCCAAAAAAGGGGTGCATAGTGTAGAGTTTAGTAAGGAAGATGTGATAAGAGATAAAATTATTACATATCTTGTAGAAAAAATTGAATTATTAGCCCCAAATCAATAAAATTTCATATGAATAAAGTTTTCTGTTCATCCTGCGGTCAAAAAAACGTGTATGAGGTGACCAAACCCAAGTTTTGTTCGGCGTGTGGTTCGTCGATTGGAGCGGCAGCACCCGCGCCAGCTCGACGAGAAGCTGTTGCTGAAATTGATTATGAGGAAGAGAGTCCTCGTTCCTTTGATTTGAAAAAAATGAAGAGAGACATTGTAGCAGAAGCTAGCTCGCAGAATACTACATTAACTGATCTCTGGAAATCTGCCACTCCTGAAGATGCCAATAGGAGTAGGACTTCTAGGCCAGCAGCAAATTTGCCCGAGGGTGACGCTATGATTAAACAGAGCCAAGCTGATTGCGCTTCATCTAGAATTCAAGACATTGATGGATAAAAGGTATGAAGACCTTGTTCCAGAGATAGAAGAACTTTTAAGTAGGTATAGAACCAAGTGGCAACTTAATTCCATAGCTTGGTTGGATTATGATGATGTATCTCAAATAATCCGCACTCATATCTATAAAAAGTGGCATTTGTGGGATCAGAAGAGAGCATTTAAGCCTTGGGCTTCTATGTTGATTAGTAATCAGATAAAGAATCTGATAAGGAATCATTATGGGAACTTCGCCAAACCGTGTTTGCGGTGTTCTTTTTATTTAGGTGGAGATGAGTGTAGCTTTACTAAAAGCAAGGAGCAGGACGAAGAGTGTGGGGACTTCGCTAAATGGAAGAATAAAAAACAAAGCGCGTTTCATTTAAAGATGCCAGTCTCTTTAGATGCTTTAATATCGGTTAAAGATAGAATAAATGAAGATGAATTGGACTATGATAAGAAAACGTCCAAGATACATCTTTTGGTTATGGCTGAGTTAAACGACAAGCATAAAGAGATATATAAGCTTTTGTTTATAGACCACGTAGATGAAGCAGAGGTTGCTAAGAAGTTTGGGTTCAAGCGAGACACAAGTAAAAGAAAGACACCTAGATACAAACAAATAAACAACCTGAAGAAGAAGTTTTATAATATAGCAGCTAAGTTAGTAAAAGAGGAGGATATATAATGATATATGATTTAACAGAAAAGCAGAAAGAGGAAATTCTTAAGTTGTTTAAAACAAACCCCGATTTGATGTTTATTACCCGCAAAGTATTCAATGACGAGGATATTGATGGGAGATCGAAACAGGGCCGTGCAGTGAGGAAGTTCTTAGCTGGACAAGACAAAAAAGCAAATACATCACTTGCCCCGAAAGTAGAGCAGGTTCATCTAAATAGGGAACAAAAAGAGTTCTTGATGACTGACAATATTGAAGTTGGGATGAATGCACTAGAAATTGCCCGACTCACCTTCAAAGACCGTGACGTTCAACCCTTGAGCATGAAACACAGGGTTATTGTCGATTTCTTAAAAACTTATCGGCCAGAGATTGTAGACGATAACGAAATCGTTACAAAAGAGAAGTGGACTCCTCCCAAGTCTATAAACAGAGCAATTGTTAAGATAAACAACTTCTGTGGAGCTACCCTAGAAGAACTAACCCTCCAAACAAAACAAAAGAAACTAGTAGAGCAATTAATTCTTTATTTTAAAAGCCCTCGCTTCAATCATTTTATTAATCAGTATTCAACTCTAGCTGACAGAAATTTATTCGAAAGTGAGTTCGTCCGTGCTATTTGGGACAAGCCTGACCTCACTAACGACGAATTGAATCTATATGTGACCGTATGTGCTAACTACGTGCGCCAGAAACACATCCAGATGCGTATTGACAAGCTCAATGCACTACTAGACGACCAAGACAACGAAAGAGACATCACAATGCGTCTGACGGAGATTATCAAGGCCACCAGTGAAGAGCTTAACCAGTGCGAGAAGCGTATCGAATCTCTAACGAAAGACTTGAATGGATCTAGAACTGCAAGACTGAAAGCTAAGGGTGAAGAAAATGGATCTATCTTTGCTTTGGTCGAAGCCTTTCAAGAACGGGAGGAACGTGATCGTATGATCATGATGGCAGAACTTCAAAACAAATTAATTGAAGAAGAGGCTGATAGACTAGAGAATATGGATGACTATAAAGCACGAGTGCTTGGTATATCCAAAAAAGAGTTGTTATGAGTGAGTTTGTTTGCAGAGTATGTGGTAAGTCCTTCGATAATCGTAGGAGCTTCCACGCCCACCTTAAAGCTCATAGCACTTCCATTGGGGAATATTATGTGGAATACTATGGCAAACGAGATCTTTACACAAACGAATTACTACAATTCAAAAACTACGACCAATACTTTTCAGAAGACTTTAACAATGTAGATAATTATTTATCTTGGTTAAAGACAACCTCTCCTATCAAAGCAAAAAATCACTTAATCAATTACACTCGCGAAAGATTTAAAAATAAGGATGTAAAGTTTACTCCACCAGACTTATATTATATGCTGGCTCAAATGCCTAATATAGATTACTACCGCAAAATGTGGAGGTCTTACTCTGAGTTCTCTGAGGACTTGGGAATAAAATCTTGGTTTACTAAGAATTTACCCAAAAACTTCTGGGAGCAAGAAAATAAAGACATGCAGATATTCGTGGATACTAGAGAACAAAAGCCCCTTAACTTCGATAATAGTGTAAAGAACAAGTTAGACTTCGGTGATTATACTGCTGCTGGAGAATACTACTCAAAAACCTTTGTAGATAGAAAAGCTCAAGATGATTTTAGACAAACTTTCGGAAAAGATATTAAAAGATTCAGGCGCGAAATGGATCGTTGTGTCCAGTTTAATTCTTACATGTTCATTGTTGTCGAGTCGTCTATTAAAAAAATCGAGGAAGAAAACAAAGTATCAAAGTTCAAATCGAATTTAGGTTACTTGTGGCACAATGTTCGTAGTCTGATGATAGACTACCCAGAAAACATACAGTTTGTTTTTGCTTACTCAAGAGCGGGGGCGAAGAAGATTATCCCCAAGATACTACATCACGGGCAACGTCTATGGCACGTTGACGTTCAATATCATTTAGAGAAAAAAGTTCATGGCATGGCAGAAAGGAAAACAGCGGTATCGAAATGATTATTCCGCGAACGAGCTTAATACATATTTAAAAACACTTGATGGCGACTTGCCTGACGAGGAAGCTAAGTATTTATTATATAAGTTTTTAAGAGCTAATATTGCATTTACCTCCGAATTATTTTTGGGGGTAAAGTTATTCCCATTTCAGGCTATGGCCATCAAAGGGATGATGGTATCGGACTATTCAATGTTCGTATTCTCCCGTGGTATGTCTAAGACTTTCTCTACAGCCATTTATGTGTTACTTGAATGTTTGTTAAACCCTAATGCAAATATAGGTGTTATTGCAGGTAGCTTTAGGCAGTCAAAACAAATCTTCCAGAAGATGGAAGATATCCTTGGTAAGCCAGAGGCAAAGCTCGCAAAAGAATGTGGAGTTAAAATAACAAAAGGAACTGACCAATGGACTTTGAAAATTAATAATAGTCGCGCAATAGCTTTGCCATTAGCTAACGGAGAACGACTTCGTGGATTTCGATTTAATAGGATAGTGTTAGATGAGTTCTTAACAATACCAGAAAAGATATTCAATGAAGTTATCATACCATTCCTTGGAGTTGTAGAGAATCCTATTGAAAGGGAGGAACTACATAAACTAGAATCCCGCCTTATCGACAAAGGCGAGCTGAAAGAGGAAGATAGGTATGTATGGCCAAATAACAAGTTGATAATACTTTCATCTCCGTCATTCAAATTCGAATATATGTATAAACTCTACAAAAAGTATGAGGGTCTTATATTCGGAGAGTTCGACAGAGATAACGATGATGAAGAACAAGCGGCTGATGATGCATATAGATTAATTATGCAATTAAGTTACGACTGTGCTCCGACAAGACTTTACGATCAGAACCTGCTTAAACAGGCGAAGGCTACCATGTCCGAGATGCAGTTTAAACGAGAGTTCGGCGCACAATTTGTAGATGAGAGTGATGGTTATTTCAGATTATCTAAAATGGCAGCTTGCACCATCGCTGATGGAGAGTTTCCTGCTGTTGAAGTAATTGGAAACCCAAGTGACGAGTATATTCTTGCTTTTGACCCCAACTGGGCTGGCAACACAAGTGCTGACCACTTCGCAATGCACGTATTTAAGGTTCTGAGAGACGAACAGAAGATTTGCCTTGTTCATAGCTATGCGGTAGCTGGAGTGTCCTTAAAAGAGCACATGAGGTATTTTCTGTATCTTATTCAATACTTTAATATCGTGGGTATATGCGGTGACTACAATGGAGGAGTTCAGTTCATCAACTCTTGTAATGAGAGTGAGTTGTTTAAAAAGGCTAGTGTGAATATTGGAGTGATTGAAGTAGATTTAGAAAAACCTGATCAATGGCATAGTGACATCACACAATTTAAGAGCCAATATAACCAAAAGGAGAGAAAATATTGTGTCTTAAGAAAACCTACAGTCAACTGGATTAGAAGTGGTAATGAAATGTTGCAAGCAGCAATAGACCATAAAAGAATACTGTTTGGCTCCAGAGCGGTGGACGATCACTTCGACCGACAAAGAAAAGGTAATTTGCCAATTGATGAGATAAAGTGGGATAATAAAATTACAGCCACTTCTAAAGGAGCAAAAATGATTGATCTTATTGACCAACAGAAAACTAACATTGAACTTACAAAGTCAGAATGTGCTAACATTGAGGTTACTACCAACCCCCAAGGTTCACAGTCGTTTAACTTGCCCCAAAACATCCGAAGACAGAAGGGGCCGAATAGAGCACGAAAAGACTCTTATTCTGCTTTGATTCTAGGGAATTGGTTCGCCAAAGTTTATTTTGATTCTCTTAATGTAACTCCTGAGAAAAAACCTGAGTCTACATTTATACCGTTTACTATTTGAAAAGTTGTAAAGTAACTTTTATAACTTTAGTGTAACAATTGTTAGCATGGCAAAGCGTAAGTATACAAAACGGTCTGAATATTGGAATAAGTTCAAAAGCAACACTCTCAATCATAATTTAGAGGATATAACCAATCAGTCTTTAGCAGAGGAGTTTTCTCCAGAGCTGGTCGGGGAATCTTTATATGAAACTACTGCGTCTCGTCTTTCTGACCCAACAAATCGCTCAAGTTCAAGAACTAACAGCATTACTCAAAGCTATACTAAAAATAGGTTCAAGAATATTGACGATGGGCTACTCCCTTTTGATTACTCTCGTGACTCCGTAAATGTCCGTGATGCAATCCAGTTATGTCAAAAAGCTTACTTTAATGTCCCTGCCTTCAGAAGCACTATTGACATGCTATCTGATTTCGCTGACTCTGAGTTATTTTTAGAGGGGGGATCTGCTAAAGCTAGAAACTTTGTAAAAGCTTGGTTTAAAAGAATTAAAATTCATGACATCAAGTCACAATACTTCCGCGAATACTATCGTTCAGGCAATGTTTTCATGTATCGTGTTGATGGTAAGATCAAAACTGCTGATACTGGAAAGATCTTGGAAACCTATGGTGCTACTAAGAGCGTTCCCATTCCAATAAAGTATTTGATCATAAACCCAACTGATATCGCTACAAAAGGTTCTATTTCTTTTAATGACTTTCAGTATTTCAAAGTCCTTACTCCATATGAAATATCTAGACTTAAAGAGCCTAAAACAGAGCATGAGATTGAGATGTATAATTCTTTGCCAGAAGATGTTCAGGTAAGAATTCAAAACAACACCGCTACTACCACTGAGCGTTTGTATATTAAATTAGCTTCAGAACTACTGCATGTTGTATTTGCTAAAAAGCAAGACTATGAGCCACTTTCTGTTCCATACGCTTTCTCTGTCCTCGATGACATCAATAAGAAGCTAGAACTTAAGAAAATTGACCAAGCCATTTCTCGTTCTATTGAGAATGTTGTTTTGTTGGTTACTATGGGCGCAGAACCAGACAAGGGTGGAGTTAATCACAAAGCATTAGCTGCAATGCAAAACATTTTCAAGAATCAAAGTGTTGGGCGTGTTCTTGTATCTGATTATACCACAAAAGCTGATTTTGTTATTCCTGATCTTCGTAAAGTAATTGGCCCTGAAAAGTATGAGATTTTAAACCGCGACATTCAAGAGGGGCTTCAGAATGTTCTCCTTGGAGACAACAAATATGCAGATGGGCAGCTAAAGATGAAGATATTCATTCAGCGCCTTGAAGAGTCTCGTAGCCAATTTATCCGTGATTTCTTACAACCAGAGATACGCCGTATTTGTAAAGATGCGGGAATGCGTTCTTGGCCAGAGGTTAATTTTGTTAAGACTGATACTCTTAATAATTCGGACATGACTAAGCTTGCTACTCGCATGATGGAGCTTGGAGTTCTTACTCCTCAACAAGGCATGGAAGTTATCAACACTGGAATCTTTCCAAAATCTGAAGATATGGGAGATGCACAAGATAAGTTCAAAGAGCAGAGGGAAGAAGGTTATTACATGCCACTTGTAAACAGCATTAACCTTTACCAAAACGAAGAAGATTCTGCTCCAGACGCTAAACCAGAAGTTGCCCCTATTGCGCCTTCTGGTGGTCGTCCTATTGGAGTCTCTAACTCAAGCTTTTCAAAGAAACATATTGTTGAAGCTACCCAAATGGTTAGCGAATTTGAACTTAGAGCTTATCGTGACTTTGCTCTTAAGTTTGGCTTGGATGAACTTGATGATGATAAAAAAGATTTAGTTTCTCGCGCTTGTGAGTCAATTATTGTTTCTAAGTCAGTAGATGAATGGGATGAGACTTTATCAAGTGTTGTGGAAAATTTAGATAATCTTTCTGAATTAAATGTTGATCCAGATGTGTTAGATGTAGGCGCTAAACATCAGCTCGATGACATGTCTGCTGCGATTTTGCATCACTCAACTAAAATTTAGGTGTATAACATTTTATGGATTTAAAAGATTTTGAGGTAAGTAGCTTTGATTGTAGCATTAAGGCTCTCAAAGAAGCTGACTACGAAAAGTTTGGAGTATCAGAGGGATCTATTGCAGAAGCTGCTAAATCTTTATTGCCAGACGACTTTGACCCATCTGCAAATGTAGATGTATTGCCTGTTGTATTTAATTTAGCCCTCGTCAACGAATTTAATAAAAACGGTGATGGCATAGATTCTGAAACAGCAGTAGCAGCCGTAAAAAGATTTATAAATAAGCCCATTAACATTGAACACAAGAAGCATAAGATCGTAGGCCACATGATCAATGCTTCTTTCTCTATGGAGGAATATGATTTTAAAGATAATGCTATTGAATCATATGCTAACAAAGAAGAGCCATTTTATATCAACGCTGCTGGTTTAATTTATAAGAATATTTTTCCAGAGTTAGCGGAAGCTATCGAAACAGCCGCTAAAGAAGAGAATGAAGAATATCAGAGTATTGCTACTAGCTGGGAGCTTGCATTTAAGAACTATAAGGTCGTCTATGGATCTAATAGATTGGACGAATGTGAAGTTGCCGAAGGTTCAAAGAAAGAGGAGCTTAAGCAGTATGTAAAGGGTTTTGGTGGAAAAGGCGTAGATGAAAATGGCACACCAGTTCACCGATTGATACATGGTGAAACTTATCCTTTAGGAGCTGCACTAACATATAAACCTGCTGCTAGAGTTAAAGGGGTTTATACATCAGACCCACAGAAAAACAAAAAGCCTGTTGATAATTCTTTAGCAAAAGAAGATAATAATATTATTAAAAATTCCCTAAATGGAAAAAACACTGTAACAAACAACAAATTCGATATTTTTGATATGGATAAGGAACAATTCGAAACATTAATGACACAAGTTGCCGAAAGCGTAGCTTCTGTAGTCAAGAAGGACGATCAAGCCAGCTCTGTTGGTGAGATTATGCGTGATGCTCTTACTGAGCATTCCGAAAACTGGAAATCTAAAGTTCAACTTGAAGCCGAAGCTCGTGAGAAGGCAGAAGCAGATCTGACTGAAATGAAAGCTTCTTTTGATGCTGTTCAGACAGAACTCTCCGCTCTCAAATCTGAGGTTGAAGCTCAAGCTGCTGTTGAGTTATTTAACTCTCGTATGAACTTTATCGACTCCACATACGAACTTACTGAAGCAGAGCTTAAGTTGGTCGTAGATGAGTTGAAGGTTGTTGAAGCTTCTGATGAGGCTTTCGATACCTTCAAAGAAAAACTTTCTATTCTTTTTGCAAGCAAGACCAAAGAGGCCATTGCAGCTCAAGAAGAGGTAGTCAAAACCAAAATCGAAGAGGCTATTGCTTCTAAGATGGCAGAAGAGACTCCTGAGCAGCAAGAAGAAGTTGAGGCTAGCGAAGATGAGTTGGAAGTTGAAGAGGTCGAGGCCGCTTCTATCCCAAACAACAACGCAGAAGCTTCAGAACAAATTTCTTTGGTTGCAAAGCTGAAGGAGAACTTCTCTGTAGAAGTTACAAAATAAAAAAAATCTAACTAAATAATATTATGGCTAGTGAAATTACTAAACTATTACCCTTCCGTCAATATGATGATAACGATGTTATCAACATGTTTGCTTATGAAGGCACTAATGTCGGGGCTGGAACCATCGTAAAGGTTTCTGCCGCCAATCTCAACGACGATCTTACTGATCTCGTAGACGCTGGGACTGCTTTCCTTACTACTCAAGGAAATGCTTACTCCCCTCTTGCTGTTAACCCGCTTAAAGTTGCTTCTGCTGCTTCTGGGAATGCTGCTCTTGGAATTCTCCTCCGTGACGTTCGCGACACTGATGAGAATGGAGAGAAGCTCCGCTTTTACCCTCAGAAGAAAGAAGAGCTTCAGGCTGTTGCTTCTGGAGAATCTGTTCCTGTAGCCACTAAGGGTGTATTCACCTTTATGGAAGGAGCTTTCTCTGGCTCAGTTATTCCTGCTCCTAATACTGAGCTTGGACTTCGTGCTGGTGGAACGCTTGCTACTGCTGTTGCTGCTGACACTGTTGTCGGCAAAGTCCTTGCTACTGGAACTCGTCCTGCTGGTGATACCCACGCAGGAGGATATGCAATTGTTAACATTAACTTCTAATTTTACTCACAGATTATGAAAATTACTATTAAAAGAACTGAAGATCAGTTGGCCCTTGTTCGCGCAATGGGTTCAAATAATCGTGAAGAAGCTTACGAGGCTCAGGCCGCTGTTGCAGAACTTCTCGGGCCTGTGGTCACTGAAGTTATCAACAACGCTGTGACCGTTGGAAATCTTTTCACCACTCTGACCTATCAGGCTGATGACAATCCTTCCCTTCCTCTTGATCTCTTTCATGACATCACTGATGAAGATTATGTGCAGGTTTACTCCCAGCAAGTTGCTGGTGGACTCCCTTACAACCAAGTCTTTCCAGCTCATAACGAGCTGAAGTTTAGCACTTACACCCTTGATAGCGCACTCGCTTTCGACCGTAAGTATGCTAAGAAAGCTCGCGTTGACGTTGTTTCCAAGACCTTCACTCGTATGGCTCAGGAAGTTATGCTTAAGCAGGAGCGCACTGCATTCAATGTGCTTGCTTCCGCTCTTGTTGCTGGAGATAGCATCTCTGCTTCTGCTGGTGATCACATCATCGCTGCTGCTGGCACTAGCCTTGTCCTTGATGATTTGAACAACCTTATCACTAAGTCCAAGCGTATCAATAGCTCGTTTGTTGGTGGAACTCCTGTTGGTGGTTCTAAGGCTGGCGTTACCGATCTTCTCGTTTCTCCTGAAGTGGTTGAAGATATTCGCGCTATGGCTTACAACCCTGTCAACACTCGTCAAGCAACCTCTGGAACTACCAGTATCACCGCTCCTGAAGAGCTTCGCTCTCAGCTTTACAGCGCTGCTGGACTCCCAAGCTTCTACGGTATCAATATCGTCGAAGTGCTTGAAATGGGTAGTGGACAACGTTTCAACAAGATCTTTGATGCTGTTAAAGGTGGCGTGAGCTTCACTGAAGGCTCTGAGCAGATCCTTATCGGTGTTGATCGTTCTCGTGACGCTCTGCTTCGCCCTGTCGTTCTTGATGAAGGTTCTACTGGTGAACTCAACGTTCTCGTTGATGACCAGTTCTCCGTTCGCCAGAACAAGATTGGTTACTACGGTAAAGTCGAAGAGGGTCGCGTTTGTATCGACGACCGCGCTCTTTGTGGAATCATCCTCTAATCGAGGTTTCCTAAATTTAAGAGTCGCCCTACGGGGCGGCTCTTTTTTTTTTGATTTTTTTAGTGTAATCTATTATGATAAGGTATGGCAAATAAGAAAGAATTTTTAGAAGAGTTCAACGTTATTGATGGTAAAGAGCGTTCTGAGCGAGAAGAGAAGATTCAAAAAACAAAGGAATTAGAAGATCTTTTGGGAGTTAAGGATGTTAATCCATATGGCACAAATAACAAGGATGTTTTTGCTAGTAATCTTGGTAGCATGTCTGTCGGAGAAATGACGACTCTTGCTCAAAGGGTTGGTCTACCAGCTTCTTCCATTGACACTCCATCAGTATTAAAGAAGAATTTACTAAAGTCCTTTGATATTTATGTTCAACAAAATAACGTAACAGTAGCGGGACAAGCACAACCTGTTGTTGATCCAAAGGCTGAAAATTACGATGAAGTAAAGAAGCTGTTTGAGCTATAGAATTCCCTAAAGGCTAGTTTTGCTGTAAGATTATTTAATGAATGATCTTGGTTCACTAGCAACAAAAATAGTAAATTACGCATTTCCAGATGACACTGGAAGGTTTCCTGTGTCTTATATTTCTGGTTGGCTTGAGGCTAATATTGGAGAGCTTAACGGTCTTACTAATGAAGAATTTTATGTTAATGATACGGGGGCTATAGAAATTGCTACTGGCTCAGGTTTATTGCCGATTGAAGAAAACATTTTTTCAACCCTTTATGAAATTCACTATTACGAAAAAGCTTCTAGGGATTCTCTTCGTGAGTTCACTTATGGAGGAGATACAGACTGGATAACTCTAAAAGAAGGTGACACAACCATTCAAAGGCAAAATAAAAACTCTGTTGCCAAAACATATAGAGAATTGAAGGTTGATACTTCTGATCGTTTAAATGACTTAGTTGGTCGCTATAATCAATACAAGTCTTCTCCCTTGCAGGTATTTGGCCGAGATGGAATTGATCCTGTTGACAGCATTGACGTATACCAATCTACGACCTCTTACAGATCATTCTAATGGCTTCATTACTTACATCTACTCAAAAGTCAGCAATCCAAAGTGCGTTAAGCGAAGTTCACGATACTTTTGCTAGAGATATTTATGTCTACATTGAGAAGAAGGTAACTACAAGACCCGCTAATTTGAACTACAATCCACTGTATGGCAGGGCCAAGGACGACTCTAGGTTGAGTTCGCAAACTACACTAGTTAAGCATACAGTGCAAGCTAGGGTCAGCTACGCGCCAAATCAGGGTGAGTCTGTAGTAGATGGTGGAGCACAATTTAATTTAACTGCCTCTCATGGCAAGGTGAGAATCAAAGTTGATTCAGATGGTTACGACAAGGTAAAGGATTCTACGAGGATTGAAATTGATGATGTTTTATTTACTGTAGATACTGATGCTAAAAATGTGGGACCATTCTCGACTCAATACTATACTGTATTCCTTAAAAGAGAAAACTAATGGCTAAAGCATTTCTATCAGCAACAAGGTTTCAAGTAACTATAAACAAAGCCGCACTTCTCAGGCAGGTGACTGCTGGTAGCAATGGTAAGGTCACTGGGAGAGAAGTAAGAAAATATGTTGTTCCTATTATTGAAGACGCACAAAAAACTTTAATTAAAGATTTTTTTAATCATTCTGTCACAAAAGAAATTAAAGCTGGGCCAAATGCCTCAAATAGCTCTCGCACTTTAGGTGGTTATGGAAACCTTTTTTCTTTTATTGGTTTTGATAAGGGGTCTGACCCAACAGCAGGAATTGAACAAATATTAAATCAAAAACTTATAGTTACAGTTCGGGCAATATCTAGTGGTAGATTTAAAATATCTATCACAAACCCTCCTTCTAAAGACGAACTTTTTAGCGTATCTCAAATACCTTGGGCTAGTGGATCTAGCTGGGCAGACGGTATAGAAAAAGGAATTTCGAACTTAGGGTCTTTCTTGTATAGAAGCAAAGGTGTTGGCAATTCCAGAGCTGGGACGGGGATACAAGTCTTAAAGAATTTAAGATCCACCAGCTTCCAAACTCAACCCTATATCTCCAAACTTGTAGATAAGTTTTACAAAAACATTATAAAATGAAAGCTCAATTTGATCAGAATTTATTGTCCAGTTTTTACTTGTGGTTAGAAAACCGCTTGTTAAAGACTGACACTAAAGCTTATATAACTGGATTAGACAATAATTTTCGCTATGTAGATTTTGATGATATTCCCGCTGATATGGTTGGTTATCAGGGCGAGTATCGTCAACTGGTCGCTGATTATAATATTGATGTTGTCAACTCTGGATTTATGGTTGACGGGGGTTTTGTTACTGGAGATTCTAGCGCAAATGGAGGAGTCTATACTGATTACGAAAATGGGAGACTTTTGTTCCCCGCAGCCTCTGGAACTGATTTAAACATATCTGGGACTTATTCTGTAAAAGAAGTAAATACTTACATCTCTCACGATGATGATGTAGAATTTTTGGTCTATTCTGATTTTTTAGAAAATGGGCAAGATTCGCCTTACTTTTACAATGAGACAGGAATTATAGATAAAGGAGCTTATTTCCTTCCAGCTTGTTTTGTTTCTCTAGCTTCTTCTGAGAACGAGGAATCTGCTTTTGGTGGGGAGGAAAACACTAAAAGTAGGGTTCGTGTGATGGTGTTAACTAAAGATTCTTATATTTTAGACTCCGTTATTTCTAGGCTTAGAGATACAGTAAGAGAAAAAGTAACTCACATTCCTTATGAAAGTTTCCCATATGCTTATTCTTATTCTGTAAAGGATTTTCCTTATACCTATACTGGAGTTGTAGGAGATCAAGGGAGTAGCCCTCTATGCTCTTATATTGACAGTGTTACAGCTTCAAAAGTTGTTTCTGAAGCTCTGCGAGAAAAGCTGAACAAAGACTTCTCAATTGCTTTCTTAGACTTCGATTTATCAACCTATCGTTTCCCAAGGTCTTAAATCGGTGTATTTAAAGTAAACCTTTTTACAAAAATGGCTACAAGAACTAGAGTAATTTCACAAAATAAAGCAGTCTATGTATCTCCCACTGGATGGGGCGAATATAGTGAACACAGCGCTGGACACCCAGTAACTGGAAGAAGTATGATTGATGCTCATCAACTTCATCGTGTTGACACATTTTCTTTCGAAATGGACCTTGCTGGGTCGCGTCAAGACGTTAGAGAATTTGGACAATTAGCACGAATCGGAACCATCAACCTTGAAGAAATTAACCCAACTTTAAGTTTCGGTTACTACTTGGGAGATGGAGAAAATGAATTAAATCTTGGCTTCCATAAATCACAACGAACAGCAGGTAGTGGTCAGATGTGTTCTGGTCAATTATCAGAAGATCCTATTCTCGGTGAGCGGAACGTTTATCTTTTAACGGTTGAAGAGGGGAAAGATGCTTTTGCGTTAGACACTAGCGCAAAAATGATAGCTGCTGAAGATAAGCATGATGTTATTGGATTTGGAAACTGCTTCCTTTCCAGCTACAGTGCAAACTTCAGTGTTGGAGAAATCCCAAGGGCTGATATCGAGATGCAAGCTTCTAATATCATTTTCTATACTGGACTTAACTCTGGACTCCGTAATCCATCATTGAATCTAGAGGGAGTAAGAACCCATAGTGGAACCACTGTCCTTCCCTCTCCGAACACTGGAACTGACGTTCCTCTTGTTCTTCGTCCTCAAGATGTAAGCGTTACTTTCTCTGACGCAGGTGATGGTGTTGCTCCAGTTGGTGGACCTTCCTTTAGTGCTCTGCCTATTCAAAGCGCTTCTATTGAACTTCCACTATCTCGCGAAGTTATTCAGGCTCTTGGTAATGAGTTGGCTTACGCTAAACTACTTGAATTCCCAATTGACGTAACTATGAGCATCAGCTCTCTTACTAGGGACTTTGCTTCTGGTGCGCTTGAGTTTGCTTTGACTGGAACGGCTGAAAACAATAAAACTGATATCGCATTGAATATTACAGAACCCGGTAAAGGAGAGCAACTCAAGTTTGAACTTATGGGCGCAGTTCTTGATAATCAGTCTTTCTCACAAGGACTTGACGACAACGAAACTGTTGATCTAACCTTCTCTGCTCAAATTGGAGGTGCTGATACCGTTTCCCAAGGGCTGTTCTTCTGCCCACAGGAATCAGTGGCTACTCCTACATTCGATGTTCGCAGTGGAACCGCGAACAAAGAGTCTGATCAGCCAGTTAAGATTGTATAATCAGTAAAAAACTCACAAAGCAGCCTCACCGAAAGGTGGGGCTGTTTTTTTGTGTAATATATAAGGAATGAAGGTTTACCAACAAGTTGCGGGTTACGAAGAATCAATTACAAATTTAAACATTTCTATTGATGACACTTTTTCGGGATTCTCTGTAGCTGCTGGGACTGGCAACGCCGAGGGAGATGGACTACTTAACAGTGGCTTTGTTTTTTCTGGAAGTGTGGGGTATATTTTTGATCAATCAGGTAGGTTTGTTGGGGGTTATTCTCCTAATATCCCCTTTGATATTTCAGTTCACATGAAAAGAAATGATACTTATTCGTATTTCATTGATGATGTTCTGATCGCGAATAATATTACTGGTTCGACTGGCTTTGATTACATTGAGTTTGAAAAACATGGAGATTCCAGTCTTGGGATTGAATATATTTTTTAGTATTTGTTGATATATTTGTTTTTTTTACGATAATATTTCGTAAAAAGTTTATGAAAGAGCTGTATTCATTCCCAATTAAGAGAAAAGTAAAGCAAAAAGTTTCCGTAGAGAAGGAAAATGCTAAAGGTAAAATCGTAGAAACCTTTAAAACAAAGACCAAAACTGTTTCTAATAGGGTTGTTTTCGCCAAACCTTCTTTTGCTGAGATTGAAAATGCAGAGTTCTTTTATGGGCAGCAGTATAATGATTTCATCAATGCTGGATATTTAACAAGATTCCTGCTTAACAACAAAATTGGCGACTCAGGAGGCTCTTCTTCTAAGTTGAGTAGCGAGATAATCAATAAGGCTTTTGTTGATAATATGGAAGCAGCCAAGGTTATTGAATTTTATGAGGGTCAGAAAGATCTGAATGAAGAGCAAGAAAAGAAACTTGAAGAAGCAAAGGAAATATTTGCTGAAACGCAAAGAACTGTAGCGGAATTTGAACAGTTCTATCAAATTCAATACAACCAGACGGCAGAAGCAAAAGCAGAGCAGAAGCTTATTGAGTGGTTTATCTTTAACTTTTCTTATTATGAAGACAAAGTAAATGATGCTGTAGAGCTTTTTCCTTTATTCTTGGGCGACGATTTTGATGAGAAGCGAGAGCACTACTTGCAGTTGTGTGAAGACGAGGAAGATATTGAAGACATTTCTCTTTTAGACAACAAGGCAATTTTTGATTTGTCCTTTGGAACTTTGGCTAGGGTCGCTAATTTGTGGTATAATAAAATGGGAACGAATCAGAAGGAGATTGAAGATAAAATGAAAGAGGTCTTCGGTGATGAATGAACAAGGAAAGTTCACTACTCTTAGATATACTGCGTGGTTATAGTAAAATAACTTACAAGTATAAAGATTATTACTTCAAACACTTTGGAGTATATGATAGCTTGAAGCTCCAAGAGTTTGAGTTAGATTGTATTACTGAAGCCAAGAAGAAAGGTATTAAGGGAAAAGATGAGCTTCTAGAGTTAGCGATAAAAAGGGGAGGGTGGTCAAAAGAGGAAGAGTCTTCAATGAAGGACTTAAAATGGATGATTGAAAAGTCAAAAAAAGCTTCTGCAAAAATATCGGACAACAACTCTCGAAAAGCTTTTGAAGGCTCTATTGCAAAACAGGCAGATCAGCTTGTTAAATTGGAAGCCAAAAAGAATCAGTTCACTAATCATAGTGCTGAAAACTTGGGGAAAAGAAAAAGAGCTAATAAGGAAATAAGTCTCAGCCTCTTTTACGATAAGGAGATGACGAGAAATGTGAGTGAGGAAGATTTATTTTTTTTAATTTCAGAGGTCAACTTAAGGATACAAGAACTAACAAGTGTTGAGAATTTATTAAAACTTGCTTATGAATCTTACTTTTTTGATGTATATTGTTTGAATTATAGAAATCCAAATCAGATTCTTGACACAAACATTTACAAAATAACAATATGGCAAAAAAGCTTATTGTCTTATGCCTCTATTCTTTTAAATAAACTTAAAAATCTTGATATTCCTGATGATATTAGGGAAGATGCTGTAAAGGTGTATAATTTCCAGCCGAGAGAAGATGGAGCTAAGGGAGATAAAGTCACAGAAGGAGTCTCTGACCTTAGAGCAAAAATGGCACAAAGAGGAGGAAAGCTGACTGCTGATGACTTTTAGTGTATTTAATTACAATGGCTGCTCCACTAAATATTAATGCTAATTTAAACCTAAACCCAGCTAGTATCAATGCCTCTGCAAAGCAGGTGCAGCAAGCTTTAGGTAGGATTACAGGTCAAGCTTCTGAGTTTCAAAAATCACTAGATGCCTCTACTGCTCGTGTTTTTGCGTTCGGAGCAACGACTGCTGTTATTAATGGAGTAACCCAATCGTTTAAAGCTCTTATCTCTACTACAATAACAGTTCAATCTAAATTAGTTGAAATTAACTCGATTTTAGGGGCTGGAGCACAAGAGTTTAATAAATATAGAAACTCAATTTTCCAAGTAGCCAAAGTTACAGGGCAGTCATTTGAGACTGTAGCTGAAGGCGCTGCTGAACTTGCAAGGCAAGGTTTGAGCGCTACAGAAAGTGCTAAAAGGTTGAAAGCTGCTCTTATATTAACCAGAATCTCTGGGCTGGGAGCAGAGCAATCTGTGAAGGCTTTGACAGCAGCTATGAACGGTTTCACTTCTGCTGGACTTACTGCGGAACAAGTGGTCAACAAAATTGTTGCTGTTGATACTGCTTTTGCTGTTTCTGCTCAAGACCTCGCTGATGGTTTTAGTCGAGCTGGATCTACGGCTGAAGATGCTGGAGTTAGTTTTGATCAACTACTTGGTTTAATTACCGCTGTTGAGCAGAGAACTGCGCGAGGTGGAGCTGTTATTGGTAACGCATTTAAATCAATTTTTACTCGCTTAAGCAGGGGGACTACTATTGAAGACCTTCAAGAATTGGGTGTTGCCATTGATGCTAATCAAAACGGAGTTCAAAAACTACAAGCACTTTCTAAGGCTTTAGAGAATATAACAGATCCGACTGTAGCAAGTCAAATTAAAGAACTCGCTGGTGGAGTTTTCCAGATCAACGTTGTTAGTGCTGCGTTAAAAGATATTGGGAGTGAAGCTTCTGTTTTTGGACAAGCTACAGCCAAATCATTTGGCGCAACCAATGAAGCTACGAGTAAAAACATTGCGCTTAATGAACAACTTGCAGCTCAAATTAATTCGCTTGTTGTATCTGTTACGAGCTTAGGGGCGAAAATAGGCGGCATTACTTTTGGACCACTTTTACAAAATTTAGTTGGGCTTGCAACGAAGTTATCAGAGATGCTTGATGGAGCCTTAGATCCAGAAAAAGGTAATAAGTTCATACAGGGATTATTTAAATTTATTGGAGGCTTCTTATCTGGGCCGGGGTTAGCCCTCTTTACAGTTGCTTTTGCTAAAATTTTTGGAACAGTTTTTAAATTTGCTAAAGAAGGATTTAAGACTGTTATGCAGATGGGTTCTGCCACCGAAAGAATTAAGAATATTGAAGGTGGTATTGTTGGCTTATTACAAAAAGACGCTAACTTAAGAAAGACACTTGCAAGCACCACAGCGACACAGGCTCAAAAAGAACAAGCTATAATCTCGGCCATTCAAAAAGAGAATATGCTGTTAACTCAACAAGAACAGCTAGTAAGGAGTATAGCTAGACAAGCTGCTGCGAGAGGCGTTACAGGATTTAGTGGAGCAGGTGGTTTTGCTGGTAAGAAAGGAAAGCGTTTCGCTGCTGGAGGAGGAGGAGAAATGGAACCAAACTTGATGTCTGCCATGATGAATGAGGCTAGAGATGCTCCTAGAGGAGCAACGCCTTATGTTACTAATTTTAGAGGCAAACCTGCTGTTATGAATACTTCCGAAATGCAAGTTCGCATTAATGGAAGAGAAGAGATTTTGCGTCAAGATCAAATTCCTAGATTCAACAAAGGCTCTGGCCTAGCAAGAAAGCAACGCCGTAGTGCTTTAAATAGAGATGGACAATTCATCATGATGCATGGTGAAAGGACTGGCTACAAACTAAATCGTTTTTTCATGGGCGTAGATCCAAGAGGAGGCGCTACCAAGGCGACTAAAGGCCCGACTGAAACCAATAAAACCTTAGTCAATGTTCCTACATATGGAATTCCTAGAAGTAAAAAAGGTATTGGAGATATTAATACTATAGTAGAAAAACTAAGGAATACCAGTCTCGATGAGGCAATAAGAGTAGCTAGAGCGATCTCTAACAATAAAATGCCGAATAAGAAGAAGTCTGCTATAAGAGGCGCTATCTCTTCGCAAATTAACAAAGGAACGGTTAGAGCTTTCGCAGGAAATATCCAAGAATTAGGGTTAGGAAGTTTATTAACAGATGATCAGTTTAACGATTACGTTTCACAAGGCACTGGATCTACCTTTGACTTAAATCTATCTGGGCAAAAAGCTCTGAAAGGATTCTATAATGTTAGGAGACATAGAGCCACGACTGGTGAGGTAAAAGGATCAGGAAATGATGCTTTAGCAGCAGATACCGCTAGAAAGATATTCCGAGTTTCAAACATGGGGGCAGCCATTCATTCTTCAAGGAATAAACAAGGATTAGCTTCAGGTTCGGATTTCAAAAAAAACTATCCAAGTGGAGTTCGATTATTAGGTAAGAAAGGCAAACCAGTCGGCCCAGTAATAAAAAGCCTACCAACGATCAATAAGGGTCTGGGGATGACTAGCGGTTCCAATGCGTCAAAGAGCCAGATTGATCAGAAATTCGTTAGAATGTCAAAAGGCTCATTGCCCAACCTCAAAATCAAAAGATACAATGAGGGGTCTATGGGTGGAATCGGCATAGATCCTATGATGCTGATGATGTTGGGCATGGGAGGCATGGGAGGCACTCTAGGAGGTGGAAAAGACGAAGAAGTGGGCGATGAATCAAAGTCAAAGCAAAAGCGTTTCGATCTAGATCAGGGACTGAAAGGTAGGGATTCTGCACCAAAAAAAACCTTCATGCAGAGGCACATGCCTACTTTTCAGCGCATGGGTCGGAGGACTGCTGAAACAACTCGAAACGCAGGTTCTCGTGTTGCTAATTCAAGATTTGGTCAAAACAGATTCGTTAGAGGCGCTGTTAAACCTTTAACAAATAGAACCCCCTCTATGAGAGGAGGCATGGGGCTTACTATTGCTGGGCAAGCTATGACTGCTTTAGCTCCGAGTGCGGGAAGTAAGGTATCAGAATTTACGGGGAGTCAAAAAGCTGGAGACATAACTGAATCTTTCGGGAGCGCAACTGGTTCAATCACACAATTCGCTGCCGCTGGAGCAATGGTAGCTGGGCCATTGGGTGCAGCGGCTGGTGCTGCGGTAGGTTATGGAAAGGCGTTACTTGATGCTAAAAAAATTCAGGAAGAAGCTACGAAGGTTGCACAGGAAGCAGCAAAAGTCTCACCAGAGATGGAAGGCAAGAATCGTGCGATGGCATTGAAAAGAGAATTTGTTGGCGATGCCAGTGGCGGTATGAATGTGGGGAACAAAAATATTCAGAAAGTGTTAAGCAACTTGGCTAAAGAGACTGGAGTTGCGGCTCTTGATACTTCGCAGCAGCTAGAGCAGCTTGGCAAAGCATTAGCCTCCACAAAAGAAGGTTCAACTGAGCGTTTGAGAGTTGAAGAAGAATTTAAAAAACTTGCCACAAAGACTGGCATGTTAATGAAAAATTCACTGGGGATTCAGAAAACTTTAAACAAAATCAAAAAGAAAGAACTTTTAATAGACCAAGAAAGAAAAAACAACATCGCCGCTAGATTAGGAGACGACATTTCTAAACAGAGGCAGAGACTAGAGGTGGGTCAAAGATTGATGGAGGGAAACCCAGCAACACAAGGTCCACTTGCTAATCTTCTTAGTAGAGATCTTGGCATGTCTAAAGCAATTGGGGACACGGGTCAAGCAAAAGCTTTAGTTCAAGAGCTTGAAGCTGATTTAGCTGGAGCAACAACTCAAGGAGAAAAAGATAGCATACAAAAAGAATTAGATCAAGCTTCCGCAGACTTTAAATCAACGGTAGTAGAATCTGCTATTTTCATGCACAAAAAGCAAATGGAAAGTGCAAGTGAGCTTACAAAGGCAGAAGCTGAAAGAGCAAAAATCATAGCTGCTCGTGATAAAATGAGGTCTGGGCAACAAATATCTGATATGGCTAAAGCTGGTCGAGGGGAAGTGACCGATCTTAGTTTTATTGAAACTTTCAGGGTAGAATTAGATAGGATTAGAAGCCGCTTTAATACATCAACTCAAGCAGAAAAAAATGCTGACATTGCTCGATTATCAGCTTTTGCTGAAGAGAATATCTCTAAAATTCAAAATCCCGGAAGGCAGGAGTTTGTAAGAGGATTGACAACTGCTGACTTCAACAAAAATGAGAGAGAGGCCGTTTCGAAATTATCTGTAACTGGCGCTAGTGACAACATTATGAAAGGATTCATCGAAGCTGCAACGAAAGATGCAGAAGCTAAATTTGATGCTCAGTTGGCAGAGAACGAAAGACTGATAGCGGCTTTAAAAGTCCAAGGAAAGAATATAGAAAAACAAATGGCAGCATACGCCTTAGCTTTCGATGCTGAGAAAATTCAGGAGGGAATCAATAAAACGAGCAAAAAACTGGAAGAAGCTGCCACCTCTCTTGACGGATATGTGAAAGCTTCAGAAGAGATAGGAGGAATATCAGCAAATATTATAAAATTAGGGCAAACTGCGAATAAAGCAATAGACGACCAAACCACTCGACTGGAAGGTTTTAGCCAAGACATAACAACTCTTAAAGCAGACGTAAAGCAACTGACTAGTCCTTAATAATATGAGTTTATTAGTTAATAATGTAATCAACTCTAATTCTCAAATTTCCTATTCTTATTTGGGAAGTCAGGAAGTTTTTGGGTATTTAGTTACTTTAAATTATACTCTAAAAGTAGAAGACATACAGTTCGACAATAATGACGGTGTTCTACTGTCTGGAAGAGCTGCCATTAGATCAGCTTACAAGAGGCAAAATATAACGGCTCGTATAGCTGGAGACGAAATATTAAACGGGCTAGTTACTAGGGTATCTTTTGCAGAAGGCTCCCTAAACGGAGAAGATACTGTAAACATAACAATTGAAGAAAGGAGGAGGTTAGATGATTACAGTTCAAAAACCTTTGCTAAATACATCCCAAGCCCTCATTTATTAGAAGACTTCTCTGAAAGCTATGATTTTACAAGATCAGATGCAGACTACTCTTACAATAGGAGTATATCTATAAAATATTCTCAAGATGCGGGAAATCAGTTTTTGAGAAATGCAAAAGCCTTCCTCACTAATTACTACTATGCTAATAGACCCAGCTTAGGATACTATGAAGATGGCATATCTGAAAATGCTAGATTCAATAAAAATTATAATGGGACTCTCAGCCAGACAATAGATTTAGTAAACTTATCTGTTGATCTACAAGAAAGTTTCGACTCTTCTTTTATTGTTGATTCAGAAAACGTTTCTAAAAAGATAACCACTTCTAACTCAGTTGATGAAAAAGGATACCTCACTAAAGTTATTAGTGTTGAGTTAACGTCATTAAAGCATCACTCTTCTAAAGTTTTGGAGGATGCTATAGGATTGACTATAGATAGTGTCATTTCCGATGAAGAAAGTCAGTTTGGAAAGCCATTCGCTATAGAAAAAGGCATAACAAAAGACTCTAGAAAAGCGTCACTATCTATTAGTTTCTCTACTGACCCAGAACTGTCTCAAGAAAATAGTATTTCTTATAATTGCACTAAAAATAAAACAGGTGCGTATTTAGAATATGATTTGAGTGTGAAATATTCAGCTAAAGACAAAAATTCACAAACAAGATATGATAGTGTTATAGCTTTGTGGACTTCCAACAAAGAGAACAATGAGACTAAAGTTGTAGGATTGTTTTCAGAAGCTACAGAAATATACGAGAAATCAAGATCTGCCACGATTGACAAACCAAAAGGATCGGTAACAGAAAATATAAAATACACTACAAATGATTCTTACGATTCTGGGCCTTTGCCGAAAGGGATTTTAAAATTTAACATTTCTATTCAAAAGAAAGATAAGGTGAAGAGAAATGAGGTGGTGTTAAGTGTAAAAGACCTAAAGCAAAAACTTGTTGTTTCTGATTTAAATGCATTAGGTTCGGCTACTGTGACTGCTACCACTACAGCAGACCCAGCATATGGGATTAATCATGGCAAAGACTTCTTAAATAGTAAAACTACGGAAATGAACGCAGCTTTAGAAGAAACAGAGTTCCACGGAACAAGCGATGTGATTACATCTAATTTAGTTGATGGAACAACAACTCGTGTAATAGAGTATATAATAGCTTAATATGGCGACTTCTATTACATACGGAAGCTACTCTTTCCCTGAGCCAATCCCCCTTTTTTCTGAAGAAGATGAGGCAGTTAAGCTTGGTGGATTATTAGATCATAGCACTATTAGGGTTAATATAGTGGGCTTTTTGACTGGTAGTGACTTGAGTGGTCTAGATTTGCAAAAAATGCAAATGGTCAGTGGCTTCCTTAATGAATATCAAGACCTAACAATAACCATTGAAAACGAGGCTAAAACTTGTCCTTGCTCCTTCATAGAAAGTATTGATTTTAATGAAAGCGACTCGACTACAGTCCTTCCGTATAGCTTAACTGCCTTATATTATTCTGGAGAAACGTTTTCAGAATATTTCGGCGTTACAGACCCACAGAACTCTTGGTCTTATGAAGAGGGGGATAATAAAATAATTACTGCAACCCACTCTGTTTCAGCCAAAGGATTAAAAGTTAATACTAAAGATCCTTTCGACAACGCTCGTGAGTTTGTTAGTGGGAAGGTTATTAATGGATTTGAAAATATAGCTTTATTCAATAGCGGAGATAACGCCTTCTTAACTTCTAGGACAGAAAACGTAGATAGAAAAGAAAATATTTATGGGGTTACAGAAGTTTACTCTTACTCCGCTGGAGACAGAGATAATTCTGACAGGTCTTACTCCGATAGTGGCGTTTTAAGCCTCTCTACGTCGATTTCATTTAGCAACAACTCTGAACTCTCTATCAGTGTTGATGGTAGCCTTCAGGGTAGTATAGACGCAAATACAGGGAGTCAAGTTGGTTTATTATCAACTGGTAATTTTACTCCAGAGCAAGCTACAGATGTAGCAACTAATGCGTTAGTTAATTCTTACTCTGATTATGAATCAGGCATTTATAGCTTTGTCCAAGGTGGCCCAACGGCGTTTAATTATGATTTAAATACTGGAGCGAACCTTCTTAATTTTTCTTTCACTTTCGCTGACCCAGACAAAGTTGATGTTATTAACAATAATGTTTTACACTCTTACGTATCTTCAATAAGTTTATCAAAAGATTCTTCAGTCTCTACAGTTCAACTTAATGGAAACTTAAAATATTTGGGATCTTTGTTTATTGACTCTACAGGGGAGTTTGAAAACAATGCTAGATTTCAAGCTGTGGAAACTGCTTTTGGGCAAGTTGATCAACAGGCAATAGCGACATCTGCTTTACAAAAATTTTCTGGTGTTGCTACTGGATATGAAATTAACTCATCTTATATAAATGAAGAGCCGCGAAGTTTATCTATATCAAAAAATCCTGTTGAAAATACCATCTCTTACAATTATAATTACTCTAACCAAGTAGATTTTTCGTCAGGAAATTTAAAAGATTTAACTTTAACTATACAGGATAAAAAGCCGCTTGCGGTTAATAATGTTCAAGAAACTATTGGAGGATTTAAGGCTTCTCAAATTATTTCACGAAGCTTAGGCAATTATTCCGTTTCAGCTAATTGTAGTAATGATGGAGCTAAATTACAAAACCTCAAAGAATTTACTTCTGGGTTATGTAGCGGTGATTTTGTCATAGAGGACTCTTATTCCACGGGCCAAAATACAATATCTTATAACTTATCCAAGTATTATTAATGAGTGAGAAAGCGTTAAATGCTATTTTATTGGATGGTCTTGGTTCAAACCAACGACTATCTGCTCTTTATGATTTTTTCGGGGCATCTGCCCTAAGCGTAGGGTTTGTGACTGGGCCAGATGGAAATGTTACTGGGTCATTTTCAAACTCAATTTATTCTAATCTACCTGCTTTGCACACTGGGTTCTTACTTGGAGCAACAGGTATTAATAACACAGCCGTTACAAATAAAGCTAGTGATATTTTAGCAGGAGATACATTAGACTTAACCTATGGTAATTTTCAAGTTCCTCTAGAGGGACTTGACGCTTCCAACATTTCTGCCATAATTGATTTTGAGTTTCAAGATGGAAATATTGATGATGGCGTTATACTTGGGTGTTTTGAAACTGGAGTTGATACTGTAGGAGGTAGTGAAGTAAGGAATTCACAAGGATATAACATTGGGGTTACTGACAGAGGACACTTATTTTGTCAAACGTATAGCAGTCTTGGTGATTCAATCGAGGTAATTAGTTCTATAGAATTATCCAAAAGAAATGTTATTGGAGTATCCTTGGGTGAAAGTTTCATCACTGTTAGCCATTTTGATTATTTTAACAGTTTGGTTCAAAGCGAAGATTTTCCTGTATCTAAAAATTTTATTACAAAAGATTCGAATACATCACTAAATTTTGGAGGGAGCGACACCTACTTTAGGGCAACCGATAATAAGACTGCAACTTTTAGTGGGGCATTGCATGGTTTAGCCATCTTCTCTGGATTTGTAGATCCATCATTTTTAAAAGAGTTGGGAGAGGGTCTTGTTGGTAATTATTTTCATAATGCTGCCGTTGAAACATCAGCAGAAAGAGTCACAGGTTATTCTGAGAACATTGTTTTCAAAACTGGAATTACAGGATACAATTATAACTCTACAGGGACATTAGAGATCATGACTGGAAGAGAAGAATTTACTGGTAGTATCTCACTGACTTCGTCAGAAAGTAAAGAAGAGGGCGAGCGCTTCTACAAGTATTATACTTTGAATAATGGCAGCGTTAAGACATTCTATAAAGAAGAATTGGGCAAACTTCATTCAAATTCTGGATATATTTATTATCCCACTGGGGAAGGCGCTTACGATACTTTAGGATTAAATGATATATCAGAATCAATAGAAACTTATGCGGAGTTTACTGGAATAACTCAAGATAGAATAACAATTGACTTATACGGGAAAACCCCTCTTACTGGCGTTTTGTCTGAGGTTAGTGGTGTAACTCAAACGCCTATACAAGAGTCTTATATTGCATCTGTAGAACCAGAATCCTCTGGAGCAATTTTATCATCAAGCTCTGATAGCTTTAAAAAGAATTATATTTATTATATGGGAGGTAAATCATGACATATAACTATATAATAGCTACTGGTGACACTACTATAACAGGTAGTCAGTTGAACATATCAGGTAAAAATCAAGATGCTTATTTTGGTGCAAACGTGCTTGAGAAAACGCATTTTAGATTAGATGGAGACGGGAAAGATAAAAAGTATCCCTTTAGTGTTGATATTAATGTCATCACTGGGGAGAAAACCTCTTTGATTTCACTTAATTCTCAAACCATGCTTGAAGCTACTGGTGTCACAATCACAAGCACCCGTAACAAAAATTATTATATACAATCAGCTACAGACTTGGGAGATTACATTATTGATTTAAATAATGGTGAAGGGGAAATTATGTTCGACCCAGTTTTAAACTTAGATCAGCAAGATGTCATTTATTATGACAAAAGAGATTTACTTTCTCACTTTTCCCAAGGCAAAACTAGCACATCAGCTGGGTCTTGGAATACAGAATTAGATAACATTCACGCTGCTATCGATGCTGGAGCTGTCTCATCTTCCAAGGCAGAATTGGAAGAGAATTATTTTTTATTTTTTAATGGGCAGAAGCTTAAAGATTTCACTTCAAATACAGAGTTAGATAGTGTTACTGGGGTTTTATTTGCTATCCCAAAGTTCACTAATGTTGACGAAATCACTGGAGTTGCAGATTCTTATGGGCCTAAATTTATAGAAAATCACGTTGATTTTTACATAAATGGAATGGAGCAAACCACCGAGGATTTTCTTCAAATTCATACTGGAGTGTATATGATAGAAACGGGTATAGATTCTTCTGTTTACTTGGTGAACCAACAAGTAGAAAATTATTAATTAAATGGCCTTAAACTCTCCAGAAACACTGACATCCTTGAATTTTAATTTTTCAAGCTCTGGAGGAGATCACTCAATGACCACTGAAAGCGTTATAAATGCCAAAGACTTAGCGCAGGATGGGAATAATCTTGGGACAATTATCGGTTCTGAGTCTGGACGAATCACTGCTTCTAATGGAAAGATTCAACAGGCAATCCAAAACTTTGTAGTTACTAAAGAGACTACTAGCAAAAATGGGACTTTAACAACAGTAAGCAGAGAATACGCTAATAGAACTTCACTTTTATTAAAATCTAATTGTTTTCTTGTCAGAGGAAGTCAAGGTCATCCTAGAGATGGGGAAGGAGAAATTACAGTGCCTTACTTTAGTGAATGCACAAATACCCCTGTAGACGTAAATCAAAGGTTCCCGAGAAGAGGCCCATCTTATAAAAATGGTATTGTAAGAATAGGGAATATTTATAATGAAGAAAGTTCTGTTGACTCAGATGGCGTTAAAACATCTTTAGTTTATCAAAACCAAATTCTTCAAGAAGATTTGTGTTATAATTTGACGACTGCAAATGCAGGTGGTGGCGTAAGCTCTTACTATATAGATAATCCAGATTACGCTAATTATGATTTACGTTTTGGATACACGTTGAACGAGGCAATACAAGGATTTGGGATGTGCGGGATCAAACTTGATGTTCCGAACTCCAATGCAAATGTGTTATTTGAGGAGTCTGGAACTTTAGACGCAATTGTTTCTAATATAGCTTCAAAATTTGGGTATTATTGGTTTATTGATCCGTTTACTAATGTAGTTAAGTTTATAAATTCTATCGCAGCATCAACCATAGCCATCACAAATCCATTAACACAATCCCAAGAGATACAAAAATCATACGTTGATGCTTCTTTTACAAAAGATAGGATGTCTCCCGTATTTGTTAATGCTTTTTCTGGTAATATAGAGAAACAAAAACAAACTTTTGAATATGATCAGGGAGAGAGGTTTACTAGATTTAGAAAACTTCCCGTTGATAAAGTTATAAACAAATTAAAAATTACGGAAAATTTGCTTAAATTGTATTATACGATGTGGCTCGCTGGAGCTTATAACAAGGACAATTTTGATGTTTTGGGGATTATCGCAACAAGACTATCCGAAACCATTACTTGGAAGGATCAGGAGTGGAATGGTAGTAGTGCAGTAAAGTCTTCAAGAGCGGGGGATATTTCAATACTGTTGAAGAACACTAGGATGATAGATGCCTTAAATAAAGATGGACAGATGGATCTCCGAAAAGCAAAATTTATATCTTTAGCAAACAAAACCAGTGTTGTAAAAATAGAAAGACCATCACAGGGGACAGCTTTTTCGAAAATAGACTTGGTTCTTAGATTACTACATAATACAATTTATGTTTCTAATTTTTATAGGCAGTATTCAGCGAGGAGGACAAATTGGGCAGGATCTGAAATGAGTATAAGTGGGCCTTTCCTTAAGACAACTAAAATCAAAGAGATCGAAGCTCTCGCTGATCTTCATGGTGCTCTTGGAGAAGGCAGAGACGAAATTACACTTGAGGAGATAATGGAATTTTCTGGCTCTACTGGGGGTGGAGACTATGGTTTTATTGGAATACTTAACGGATCGAACAGAGCTAGTCGAGGACTCGGCCTAGAAGATCTTAATTTTGGTCTATTTAATAATGGTGAATATCGATATGTTAATGCAGTTAATGAACATTTAGGATATACCGAAGAACTAAGTGATAAGATAAAAAGTATTATGGACGTATCTCCAAAAATATTTAATGATCAAGATAAAGAGGTGAGTGGACCAAGCACTGCAAAGGCTTACTTTACTAGATCAAAAAGGCCAACTGATGAGATAGCTGACGATGCAACGAGGGAAGAAGAAGAGGAGAGAGCTGAAAAACAGGCACAGCTTGATGCGGCAGCACAGAAGTTAGCTGAATTAGCTGAGAGATATGATATTAGATATTATAGCGTGAAAAATAACGGATCTACTGGTAACATTTATAGTCCAATTAGATTAGATATTAAGAGCGGTAAAATTGCAGATATAAAAGCATTGGAAAATAGCCAGTTATCCGCTATTCAATCCCTGCGGAATCCTACGTCTCAATCCAGTAGAACGATAGTCGGGATTAGTTTGCCTACTGCATTTCAACCAACGATATCTGGAATTTCTCTTAAGTTAGGTGGATCTGGAGTAACCACAACGATTGATGAATCTACTGTTAAGCTCCTTAGACCAGACGAACAATTGATTATTGACAGGAATTTAAATGCATTTTTGACGACTAGGAACCAGACTAATTTTAGAGCCTCTCAAAAGAATTTCTTAGGGCTTTAGTTTTCTAATAGCAGCTCTAATTTTGCGAACCTCTTTGACTGGTATTTCGTCAAAGTTATTCCAGTTTTGAGCATCTTTATTTTGATAAATCTCTTGCTTCCATAGAGAGCGCAAGGCTCCTTTTTTGAAGTCTTCGAAATTGTTACCCCCACCAGTATAGTCTTGCCAGTCTTGAAATAGTCTTGTGTGAGGGGAAAGAATGCTTCCTATAGTTTCATCGCCAGAAGATTCAACTGATTGAGAATTTACAGCTCCTTTTGATTTATCAATCTCATCAGCTCCCACGATGTGAATGTTTAGAAAATTACGAACACATCTCACAAAAGCTCTATTGCAAGCGATAGTTTCTAGGAACTTTGCTGCGAAAGAACCTGTATTTTGTAGTGTCGCATTTGCGACATCTTGGTAAACAACGCCGCATCCCCCAGCTCCTCTATTCTCATAATTAGGTAACCAAATGATTTCACAGCTTGCAATTGCGTAAGTATCACTTAAGTGATCAGTCTTGAAAGAAACGCTCTCAAAACCTCTAAGGCGAGCAAGCTCTTTAATACCACCCAGCATGATTAAAAGTTGTTTGTCATCCAAGCCCTCTGGTGAAGTAGGAACATCCTTTTTGCGAGCTTCAAACCAATCTTTATTTGGGTAGAGAAACTCTGGCTTAATCATGGCTCTCCAATTTACAGAGCCGTCCTCATTAAATTCGTATTCTGCATTTTCTAAAAGTCCGTGCTCATTACGTTTGTAAAGATCGGGTCCATAAATCTTTTTATCACTCATTTCAATCAGTATAAAGCATAAGTTTATCCAAGTCAATGAAAATATCGTCTAAATTCTCTTTGTTATTTGCCTCAAAAAGAGAGTGATATGCTTGCCCATTTTTAAAATAAATTGTATAAGATTTTATCTTCAAGTCCTCTTTTGGGAGTTCGACCATTTTTTTTGCTTCCTCTACTTTTTTAGAGTCGTTGATAAAAGAGATTTGATTATCGAAAAACTTATACCTTTCTTCATTAATCGTTTTCTCATTTGTGCAAAATAAACGTAAAGTTACACCTTTCTTTTTCGCTCTTTCGATAAACCCTGAGTCAAATCGATCACAGAAATAGTTAATGCAATTGATATTTTTTTGACTTAAAATTTTATCGCCTAATGGCTTATTTGTTACAATAGAAATATTATTATTTTCAAATAAGTGAAGAGTATTTTCTTCATCATGATGCAAGTCAAACCTAAGAACTGTTTGCTTGGAGGATACCCCATATTTCTTATCTGGTATAATATGGATAAATTGTTCCTTATATTTATTGCCAATAAAAATTGTTTTTCTAGAACTCTTATTTTTGCGTAACTTTTTTAGAATAGCGTTGGCTATTTCCTCTGGTTTAATCAAGTTGACTTGCTTAGGCTCCTCTTTTAAAGAGTAAGATGGTTTTTTGCCGTTCCTATGAGATTGAATTATTGTGTGGTTCTTTTTTGAACCCCAGACTGGACTGCAAGTAGAGGCATAGGTGTGTGCATATATCGCAACAATAGGTTTATCAAAAGAGGAAGCAATATGAACTGGCAAACTATCTATGCCAACATGCATAAGACCATTCTTAATAATATAAGCAGATTGCTTGATGCTGGTAGTAGCAAGAAACTTGGTAACATTTTTTATTTTTGGTTCTTCCCCAGAACCTATTTGAATAAACTTAATATCTGGAGCTTGCTCCTTAACTAAGCAAATAACCTCTTCCCAATAATCGTATTCTTTGGATTGAACTTTATTATCATTATGAATGGTGATATAATTATCTTCAAGAAGAGGAAAAAAATGAGGTTTAAAATGAGGTTGACCAATTTTAACTCCCAAATCTTTTGCGTAAACTTCTACTAAGTGGCTCATCTTAATTTAAATTGAGTTTTATCTTTCCCATTGTGGTTATAGCTGTATGTTTTCTGCGTCATACAGTGAGGGAGAAAAGCTATATCAAAAAGACCCTGATGATCCCCCCTGCCTTCAAGAACATGCAAGTCTTCAAATGAGTTTGAATAAGGGATAACTTTATGAACAAAAGGATTATCGTTAATAAGGTCGTAAAATTCTGGCTGGGTGACAAAGAATATCTTCTTGTCTGGATAGAGACTATGAAGGTTCTCCATAAGAGAGTTAGCCATTAAGACATCACCCGCCGATCTAGGAAGCACTACGGCAATTCGATCTTTAAGTGGGGTGTCTTTTAAGAAATCCTCTACTGAGATACTAGGCTTCTTGTCCTCCTTTTTCTCTTCCTCCTTTGCTCTTATTTCAACCGACTTAATGCAGTGTTTTAATTTATTTATAGTGTTATGGACTGAGAATTTTTCTTTAACATATTGTTTACCCGTTTCTACGAGTTTAGATTTAGACTGTCCCTCCATTTCATAAACCTGTTTTAGCCTCTCACAAATGCTGTCTGGACATGTTGTAGCTTTGATAAATTGAGTGCTTGGTTCCCTATATTCATTCCAAGATAGAGGTAGTCCACCTTGATGCTCATATGCAGAATCAGTTCCACAAGAGTAGTCTGTAACCAGAGTGATTAGTCCAGCAGCCTTAGCCTCTTGAATTGGTAGCTCCTGACCTCCACTTGTGAATGGGTGACAGTAAACATCCATCATGTTATATAGCTCGTTTAGCTCCTTCTCTCCTACTCCCTTCCCGCTATTCTTCGTTTTTAAAGATTTCTTAGAACCGCATGAAGGACAGTCTTTATCTTCTCCAGAATATGGTCGAACAAAGTAATCATCACACTTGTGGCATACATAAGTTGCCAATACGCTTCCGTCTTCAAGATCTTTTTCTTTCAGGTATTTTGGGATATCCCATCCATGATCTTTTTCTCCCCAGTCCGTATGTAAGAGGAGCTTTGCAGATACCTTTGGGTTTTTATCTTTAAATTTTTTAAATCCTTCCAATAGATTCGGGACAGACTTTCTTAGTTGGTTTTTGAATACAAACCCAATTACAAAATCGTCTTCAAGACCGTGGAGTTTTCGTAACTCTTTTCTGTTATCCAGAGGCTTAAAGTGACTGTAGTCTACAGCTCCGTGAACAGTCTCCACTGTCTCATGACCAAGCTCTTTCATTGCCTTTTCAGCGAAGCTAGCCCAAACCAACATTTTGTCACATTTTGGTTCCATTTCGATAGCTTGATCTAAAATAGGTAAGCTATCTAAAGTTGTCCAAATGATTTTTTTTGTTTTATTCCACCAAGGTTTATTTTCATATTCCCTGAAAGCCCAGACATCTTCGATCCCCAAAAATACATCTGGTTTTACTTTTTCTACGATCTCATCAATTACATAAAATCCATATTGCGCGGCTCTTTTTTTAGATGGTTCTTTTTCTATAGCACTAAGGATCTTGGGATTAGAAGGATAAGTTCCGTAGGACTCCCAAGGGGTGCTTATATCCCTACCATAAGGAACTCCGTTGGCAGCTTCTACGACTTCAATATCTGGATCATTATAAAGAGCGAGGAGAATATTTTTCATATTCTTCCCGAAACCCGTTACCATACGGGAGTAATTAGACTGAACTAAGACTTTGATTTTAGAATGGGACATCGTCATCGTCGTCCTCAACTACGGACGCTTTAGGAGTGGATTTTTGGTAAGTTTTTTTGGGCTGATCCTGCTTATAAGCTTCTGATTTAGCAGTTAAACTATCTTTGATGTAGCCTTCAAGCAAAACAGCTAGGCATTCAGCCTCTCCAGCTTCGATTGGAAGTTTAAAGAATTGAGAAGAATTTTTTGTAACTGTCAGACCCCAAGCTGGTGATTTAAAGGTTTCTTGGCCATCTTTGTTTTTGATGATACGGTTTTTATCCCAAGGGGTGAATTTAATGATTGTTGTCTTTTCTTCTGTTTTGTGAAAACCTAAGAATGGAATCCTAGTTTTCATTGAGGACAAGAACTCTCCAGCTTCAATGTCTGTGAGCTTAATTGTAGTAGATTTATCTGGATTCTTGGCGTTCTCCTTAAAAGAACCCGTTTTACGTTCATTATTCCAGCTATGCTGAAGAATCATGGAGACAAAAAGAACTGGATTACCGTTTCTGTCTTTAGTGCAGTCAAAGGTGAATGCTGATCCAGTATTTTTAGCATTAGGCTTATAAAGTGTAAATTTCATAGAAAAAGTGTATTCTTATTTAGATAATCTATTGTAACATGGCATTTACTAAAATTCAACCACAACAATTACAATTACCTACTTTTACGAGTCCTAGTGGTGATTTTTCATTTACTGACCTTTCAACTGGGATTCAGATTAACCTAGACAGGGAACTTGGTGGGGTGGTAAACTTCACTCATGGTGCTACAGTTAAGACTAGACAGATTATAACTACAGCATCTACTAATTCTATTGCTGATGATTGTTTTGTTTTAGGGGGGTCAGATAACGAGGTTACGGGGCTAAATAATGTCATTATTAATGGTGAGAATAACACCAATGTGTCTGGAAACTTTAATACCCTCTTAAATGGGACTCAGGCGAATTTTGGAGCTTCTGGTCAAAAAAATACAATTATAGCAGGAAGATTAGCGGCTTTCGCTGATCAGACCACTGGAGCTGTTATATTAGCAGACCATGAAGGATCTACCACCAATAGCACCAATCACTCTTTGTTAGTTTCTTTCAAGAGTGGAATGACTTTCCAAGACGGTGAGGTCTCCTTTAATAATAATATCGTTCATTTTACTGGTAGTTCGTCGCAAATACATGCGAAAAATTTATCAATAGAAACTAGTCTAATTTTGACCGACTCTTCAGAAGCGGCTTCTCAAGCTTATGTTGATGAAAGGGTTGGATTTTCGCTAACAGAATCTGTGGATAATAACTTGACTAGTAAGCTTGAAGGTGCTGATTATTCATATATCAATGGTGTAACCAATCTAGAAAATGTTTTAACTGGGACTTCGGCTGGAGTATCAGATGTATTTACTGGTCATGTATTGACTGGAACCAGTGTAGCTTATTTTGTTTTGCAAGGAGCTAATTTCACAGGGGCTTTACAGTTCTCAGGTGATGCTTTTAGAGCGGTTTAATCAAGATCAATTTTAATCTTAGAAGTTTCAATAGTCTTCTTTTTATCAGAAATGTGCTTTTTGCCCACTTTCTTTTCGTAGTCATCAAAAGCCTTTCTTTTGACTGGATCTTCTCCACCGTTAGCTTCTGCCCTTTTCGCAGATAATTCCGAGGAGTAGTCTAGAACATCGCCCACAGTTCCTTTCATCTTGCCAGTTTTCTCTACAAATCCGTTGTGATTCCAAGCATCATCTTTTGTATCAATAGTTGCGTTGGGGATTGTGAAAATTCTCTTCCATTTCAGCCCAGAATCGTCAGTATATACATGTTCTTCATTCATGGTTTGAACGATTTCCTTGTATTCTTCGGTTTCTGGGTGTTTAAAAATATAAATAGGCATTTAATAAATTTTTTCTAGGATTTTTTCAACGGTCTTTGCGTATGTAAACTCCTCTTGAAGCTTTAGCCCTTCGGTATTTTCAGATTTAGCAAACTGAACGGATTGATCCAAAGCATTAGAGATGCCATCTTGGTGAAGTCGGTAATACTCTCCTTGATTGTATTTATGACCTTCGATGAAAAAGGCATTATCATAACAAGGTTGTTTTCCTACTGGATCTACAAGGATAGCGTTATCCTTAGTGGCCCAATCTTTATGTGAAGAGCAATTACTCACAATAGACCACTTACCTAGAGCGGTTGCATTAAATGCGGGTAGATTCCATCCTTCTCCATTAGATAAGCCAGAAATATCGATATCAATTGAATTGATTAGGTCGTTAACTTCACTGTTTGTTTTAAGTCGAGGTAGGAAGTTAATATTAGAATACTTTTGATTATTCATCGCTTGAGCAATCGCTTGATTCATTTGTTCTTCCTTTAAGAACGGGTTTCCAATTAAGCAGGTTAGTTGGTATCTTGGATTATTGCCAAATTTATTTGACCATAGCTGGATGAGAGCTTGGGTGTTTTTTCTTCTTTCCATTTTCCCAATAAGGCCGAAGTGAATCACATCATCACCAAGGTATTCTTTATCTATTTTGTGAAAATCTGTATCAAAACCAAGCGGGACATAGGACACATTGCCACAACCCTTATCCTTAAATGATTGAGCAGCTTCAGAACAAGAAAAGAAAACGTGATTCTGAGCTTTTACAATACTAACCTCCTCTTCTGTAGGAGAGTCCACTTCATAAAAAGTGTATAAAAATTGATTATCTCCGATCTTTTTTTCTGACCCGTTAATATGCCAAACTTTTAGGGTGGGGGTTGACCTATCTAAACGACTTACTGCTTTGTCTGCATTTTCATTTATGTAGTCTTGATCTTCTTTCGGTAACTTGTCAAAGGCCGAGAAGTCTAAATTACCCATTGGAAATATATTGAGATCTATATTTTTTTTCTTTAATTCCCTAAGAAAATTTAAAGAAACATTGCCTAAGCTTAGAGAATTGAACGGAGCGTCGAAATTGAGTTTATGCATTTTTTTTAAATTGTTTTTTAAATTCTTTTAACGTTCGGTCATGAATGTTTATGCAGCCCTGAGCAGAAACGCCAACTTGTTCTCCAATATTTTTCCAAGTTTGAAGTTTACCTTTTTCTCCTCCAAAGTAGCGTTCTTTAAAAATAGTTTTTACTCTTTCATCACGATGACCATTTATAAGTTCGACAATTGAAAACATGCTTTCTTTAATTTCGCAACTTTCATCTGGGTGCAAGTCGTCAGACTCTTTGGAGTAATCGATTGAGTCGAATGGCAACATGATTTTGCCGTTTTTCCTTGCTGTTTTTTTGCTCAAACAGAGATATTTTGCTTTGTTGCCAACATGAGTGGAAAACTTAGCTTTGTTTTCGTCATAATCTAAGGCTGCTTTGTAAATTATGTAATCTTTTTCATCAATTATGTCAACAACGTCATTTGAAGGTAGGGATTTTGATGCGTATCTCCTCACCATATCAACATAAATTCCTGAATGCCTCTCTATCAGCAAACCTAAAGCTTCTTCATGGTCACTCTGTTTAACTAAATCAGTTAATTCAGGATCTGTTGAGTCATAATCCATAATTTAATACGAATATACTCTCATTAAGTCAATAAATGTCAAGTAAAATTTTTTTCTTGACGGATTTTTTATTTTCAGTATAATAGACGTATTGGAGCCGAAGTAGCAAGGATACGAACCTTTACAGTGCAGTTAGGATTCGTTGTTAGGATTCGTATTCTATTAATACTCACTACGTTCGCATTAATAGAATGGCTTCGCCAGATTTTTTCATTTTTTCCTTGCCCATTAAGCCCATTCGTGTAAATAGATGAGACATGATTTTTGAAGAACAAATATCGAGAAAGCCTGACCATTATCCTTGGGCAGGAGAGTTTATTGAGGCAATGCATAATGGGTTCTGGACTGACAATGAATTCAGCTTCGCTTCCGATATTCAGGACTTCAATGTGGTGCTTGGAGATAGGGACAAAGAGATAATCGTTAGAACACTTTCTGCCATCGGGCAGATCGAAGTTGCTGTTAAAAAGTTCTGGAGTAAGTTGGGAGACAATTTGCCGCACCCATCATTGAGTGACTTGGGATTTGTTATGGCGAACGTTGAAGTTATTCACAATAATGCTTATGAGAGGTTGCTTGAGGTTTTGGGTTTGGAAGATGTATTTGAGGAGAATCTGAAGCTAGACTTTATTGAAGGACGGGTAAATTATTTAAGGAAATATACTCATAAATTTTACAAGAATAGCAAGAAGCAATATGTTTACGCTTTAATACTATTCACCCTCTTTGTAGAGAACGTGTCTTTGTTTTCTCAATTTTATGTAATAAACTGGTTTGCTCGAAATAAAAATGTTCTGAAGGATACTGATCAACAGGTCAAATACACACGGAATGAAGAGAATGTTCACGCTCTTGTTGGGATGAAGATCATTAACACTATTCGCGAAGAACATCCTGAGCTTTTCGACGAGGAATTAGAGCAGCGAATTCTCGACGAGGCTCAACAAGCATTCAATGCTGAGAGTAAGATTGTTGATTGGATGATTAATGGAATCCGAGAGAAAGGACTCAACGCTGTCGTTCTAAAAGAATTCATTAAGAATAGGATAAATGATTCTCTAAAAAGAATTGGCTTCAAACAAGCTTTTGATGTTGACAAAAACCTGCTGAAAGATACCATCTGGTTTGAAGAGGAGTTGCTTGGCAATAATGCCACCGACTTCTTTTATGCTCGACCAGTTGAGTATTCAAAAAATTCGCAGACGTTCAACGCAGAGGACTTGTTCTAAATGACAGATTACTATTGGCTAAATGATGACTCAAGGTTATTTCTTGAGAGGGGCTATCTAAAGAAAGGCGAAACTCCAGAGCGTAGAATCCGTGATATTGCAGAGACTGCTGAAGCGTATCTCGGTATAGACGGGTTTGCTGACAAGTTTGAGGGTTATATGAAGCAGGGATTTTATTCCTTAGCTTCCCCTGTTTGGTCTAATTTTGGTCGTGATCGAGGTTTACCTATATCTTGTAATGGAGTTTATGTTCCCGACAGAATGGATGGTATTTTAGCTAAACAGTCTGAGGTTGGAATGCAGACTAAGCATGGGTCAGGGACTTCTGCTTACTTTGGTGATCTTCGCGAGCGTGGAGCACCAATTAATTCTGGTGGTGAATCATCTGGGGCAGTCCATTTTATGGAACTGTTCGACAAGGTTGCTGCTGTTGTTTCTCAAGGGAATGTTCGTCGTGGTTCTTTTGCAGCTTACCTACCTATTGAGCATCCTGATGTGAAAGAGTTTCTTCGTATTAAGAGTGAGGGCAATGCAATCCAAGATATGTCTTTCGCTGTCACTGTGACTGATGGTTGGATGCAAAGTATGATTGATGGCGATCCAGAAAAGCGTCAGCTTTGGGCTTCTGTAATTAGAAAGCGCTTTGAGACTGGATATCCGTATATTTTTTTCCAAGATACAGCAAATAATAATGCCCCCGACTGCTATAAAGACAAAGACATGAAGATTTATGCTTCAAACCTTTGTAATGAGATCAGCTTGCCGTCCAAAGAAGATGAGTCTTTCGTTTGCTGTTTGTCTTCTTTGAATCTAGTTAGATGGGATGATATTGTAAAAACGGACGCTATTGAGACATTAGTTGCATTTCTTGATGCAGTAATGGAAGAATATATCCTAAAAACCAGCAATATTCCGTTCATGGAGTCCTCCCACAACTTTGCCAAGCGTCACAGGGCTTTGGGGATGGGGGTTCTTGGTTGGCACTCTTACCTACAAAGCAAGATGATTGGCTTTGAAAGTATGGAAGCTAAAATGGAGAATAGCTCTATTTGGAAGACTATCCGTAATCGTGCAGATGAAGCTACAGAAGAATTGGCTCTATCTTTAGGACAACCTATGTATTGTGAAGGATATGGCCGTCGAAATACCACAACCCTAGCTATCGCTCCAACTACAAGCAGCTCGTTTATCTTGGGTCAGGTTTCTCCGTCTATCGAACCTCTAAATGGCAATTATTTCACCAAAAATCTAGCTAAAGGAAAATTCACATTCAAAAACCCTTACCTCAAAAAACTTCTATCTGAAAAAGGTCAGGATAACCAAGACACTTGGATGAGTATCCTTGAAACTGGTGGCTCTGTTCAGCACTTACTCTTCCTCACGGACAAAGAAAAAGAAGTGTTCAAAACATTTGGGGAAATTAGCCAAAAAGAAATTGTTATTCAAGCAGTCCAAAGGCAAAAGTATATTGACCAAGGACAATCCCTGAATATCATGGTCGCCCCAAAAGCTCCTGCCAAAGAGGTTAATCAGCTTTTAATTTATGGATGGCAGAATGGCATTAAAGGCTTTTATTACCAGAGAAGTGCTAATCCTAGCCAAGAATTAGCAAGGTCTATGATGGAATGTAAGTCTTGTGAGGGGTAGAATTCCCCAAGTTTTGGTTTTGTGTATATACATGCACTATGACCGAACCAGAAATTAATTTTACAGACGAGGTAGAACTCGACGAAACAATAGCATTTATACTAGATCGTATTGACGAAGCTCAATTAGAAGAGGATTGATTTAGTATATCTCTATTGTCTGAGAATTTCCAGCACCCAAATGGGGCTAGAAAAACAAAACTAACTAAAAATAGTAGTATGACAATGATGATAAACAAAATGTTGGCTCCCTTGGTTTTCGAGGGAGATATCTTTAAACGTATGCAGTTATTAGCTAACGAAGCTAATGCTCCACTGTATTCAGGCTCAGAGCCTTACGATGCTTACAAAGACAAGGATGGTAATTTTATTCTTGAGTTTGCATTAGTCGGATTAGATCAGGAAGATATTTCCGTATCTGTATCTGGACAGACCTTGAAGATTGAGGCGGGATCTCAGCAAAAAGACGATGATGCTGAATTCTACCATAAAAAAATATCTCGACGATCTGTCAAGAAGCACTTTACCTTGCATCAGAACGTTGATAAGGACTCCATTCAGGCAGAATATAAAAATGGCCTACTGAGAGTCAAAATACCTCTTGAGAAAGAGGAGAAAAAAGACATAATGATTGAAGTTAAGTAAAACTTTGAAGTGACTTATATCGCTCCTTCTAGGTTGTGCTTACCTAGAAGGAGTTTTTTATGATCACTTACGGAATAACAGTTGCAGACGAGTTTTTTGAATTTAAAAGATTAATTAATTCACTTGAGCCTTATATTCTTCCAAATGAAGAAATTGTCATCTTGGCAGACAAAAACAAAGTAACCAAAGAGATTGAAGAGTTTTGTGAGCTTTGCGGGTTAAAAGTAAACTACTTTGACTTTCAGAAAGATTTTTCTGAGTTTAAGAACACATTATTTGATCTATCTACAAAGCGTTATTTGATGCAGATAGATGCAGATGAACAGATACCTCCTTCTCTAATAAATGCTTTGAGGGAGGTCGCCAAAGAGGGGAACTTTGACATGCTTTGGATTCCAAGAATTAACGTTGTTCGCGGGGCGACAGGAGAGCATATCAAAAAATACAACTGGAAAATAGACGATATGGGTTGGGAAGGATTTCCTGATTTTCAATCTCGCTTTGCTTCTACCAAAGGTCATATTAGGTGGCAGAATAAAGTCCATGAAGTTTTAGCTGGAGGGAATGATCAAGGTAAACTTTATCTCAATCCTATTGAAAATTTCTGTATCCTTCACGTTAAGGATATTCAAAAACAAGAAAAACAAAATGACCTCTACGATACAATCTGAAATATTGGTTAGAGCAGAAGGGGGCTTGGGAGATTGTTTGCTTTCTAATAGATTTATTCCAGCGATTAGAGAATACCACTCTGATTGCCATATTACTTTTGCTTTCGATAATGACAGAGGAGAAACCTATCAACTAGATGTTTTGCGGGATTTTTACCCAAGCATGTCTGACAGGTATTGTTTGTGGAGTGAGGTTGATAAAAATAATTACGATTTCTTTTATGATCTCCATATCGATAAAATGGAATGGACTACTTATGATTTTGATTGGTTGAGCCGTTTCTATTATTTTCCCAAACTAGAGCTAGCAATTGAAAAAGGAGACTATGTCTGCTTGCACTTGACTCATAATTTATGGGAACCAAAAAACCTTAAAAAAGATTATGTAACTCAGTTAGTGAACTGCCTACATGAGACAGGAAACAAACTTGTAGCTATTTGCACAGAAAAGGAAAAAGAGCGTTACTCTGATGTTTTGGACAAAGTGCAAATAGTTTGTTCTAGTATTCAAGATGCATGTATTACAGTAATGTCAGCCAAGGCTTTTGTAACTATTGATTCTGGTTTCAAGTATATAGCTTATGCGAATGGAGTTCCTACAATAGAAACTGCTGACTACTATTCACAAGTGGGAGCAACTAATCCAATGATTAAAGCTAGGTGGTTGCCATTCCAAGAGAGAGGCTTACCCCTTTACTCTGATCCTCAATATTTTTCAGTCGGCTTAAAAAATGTTTTAGAAAATAAAATTTCTTCAATATTTCCATATAACAATTCAAACAAGAAAGTCTTCAAATTATGATCGTTTCAACTTCAAGAGGTCTCTATGACTTGAAAGAAAAAAAATTCATTATAGAAGATAATGGCCCATATTTTGGCGTAGCTAAAGATAGCAATAATTGTATCTACGCAGCTAGAAGGGGGACAAGCGATGTAATAATTTTAGATGAAAATTATAAAAAAGTTGGCGTAATTAATACTCCAACTTGCGTGGATGCACACGGCTTAGAAATTTATAATAATAAAATTTACATTTTATCGACAAAGAGTAATGATATTATTCAAGCCGATTTGCAATCAATGGAGGTAGAAAAAATTTTTAGAAATACTGTGGGTGATAAAAATCCACATATGAATAGTGTTGAAAAAATTGGCGATCTTTTATTTATAATGTCTCATAGGGATAACTCTACGAACTCGTCTTGTATTCATTTGTTTAGTCCTGAAATAAATAGAGCATTCAGATTTTTTAATGATCTTGGCGAGCACTGTCATACAATCAAATATTACAATAGCACTTTCTGGTATTGCGACTCTTTTAACTCTAGAGTTGCCTCTGTTGACGGAGACAGCATTGAGATTGATTCAAGTCAGCTAGTTAGGGGGATGGCATTGCAAGATAACAAGCTTTATGTTGGTTTATCTGAAAAAGCTTCAAGAGCAGATCGGCATGACAGCGTTGATGGGGAGGTAGTGGTTTTTGACTTTAAATCAAAAAAATATATCGAAAGCATAAAAATTAAAAACTGTGGGCAAGTAAATGAAATCCTATTACATTAACCTTGAATCTAGAAAAGACAGGCTGGAAAGTTTTTCAAGTGAGTTTAAAAAAATTCGAAGTTTATTCGTCGATGGTTGCGATAGAATAGAAGCTATAAAATTTAGTGAAGATAATGTTTCTTATAATAAAGCTGCCTGTTCCGCTTCCCATGCTAAAGCAATCAGAAAAGCAATACAACATGGCTCTACCAAATTCACTATTTTTGAAGATGATGTAGTTTTTGACGAATCAAAAACAGAAGATTTTATTATATCTCACGATTCTCTGCCAGAAAATTTTGATTTATTTTATTGGGGTTGTGTTTTACAAAAAAGCGGTTCCGTCTACATCCCAGATAAAAACAAGAGAGGTGCAGAAAATCATTCAGACACTTTGTATAAAGTGAATTCTGCGGGTTCTGCTCATGCAATTACTTATTCTTTAGAGTTTGCTAAATTTTTGGATGAAAATCTTTTTCCTAAAAGCTATGATATGACATCATGGGTTGAATGGCAAAAAGAGAACATTTGTTATGATCATTGGTTGAAGTTTCAAGGTTTTAATTTTAATTTTTTTAGCCCAAAATTTATTTATGCATCTCAATATGATAATCATTCAGATATAGATGGAAAATTTTCTAATAGAGATGTTGTAATTAAAAATTCATTTTTAGATATTTAGTATGATTACTTGTTTAGATATTTCGAATAGAGCTATTGGAAACGC